GTAAAAACCTATTGAATATTACAAGTATAGCAGATTTACGAAGTCAAATATTAGAAAATGATGGAGAGGAAGCAATTAGATTAACAGCGGGAGATGGTAATGAATTAAACTTTTACACAAATGGGACAACGGCAAGTGAGTTAAGACTACAAATTACAGATGCTACTACTACTATAAATAACACAATTGAAGCAGATGATATTAAGGTTGATAATTCTAATAAAATAATTTGTAATACCTATGGATATAGAGATGATAATACAAATCCAACCTACTTATCTTTTGACTCGCAACACGCACATATAACAGCACCAAGTGGTCTTATGTTAAATGGTAGTTTCAATATTACAAATGGAAATCACGGAGAAATTACGACTACTAATGGAAATAAGAATCTATACTATAAAACACACGGCACAGGCACACATACTTTTTATGTTAATACCACGACCCAAGTATTAGAATTAGACAACACAGACACCACCATTTCATCTACTAATTTAAAAACAAATAATATTGTTAGCAATACCGATAATACATATAGCATAGGAACATCAACTAATAAATATGTTAAAATATACGGAGATGAAGTAATAGGAAGATACTTGCGAAGTAATTATGATACTATACTTAACACATTTAACGAGATAGAGCAATTTTATAGATCATTCCCAACACCAATAGATATAATGAATTTTACATTTAGTAAAACAGAATTAACAAGTGGAAATACCTTAATGTCAATAGATGGGGTCGCTGATAAAGTTATTACCTATGCTAAATTAGAATTACACGATGATTTATTGTTAAATAGCAATATTGATTTAGCATCATTAACTACACCATTTTTAAATGGTTATATGGAGAATTTATATGTTAGAGAGAATAGAGTGTTTGGTGGATTTGGTGCTGGTGCTGGTGCTTATATAGATTTACGACCAACAAATTATACTACAACAGCACAAGCACTATACAATTGCCCACCGATATATTTTAATAATGGGGACGTGACGATTTCTACAAACCAAAGTGATTTAAGAAAAAGTGCGATTATAGGCAGTCCCATTAGTGCTTATTTACCAAGTGGAGAATTAAATACTAATTCAAGAAATAATATCGTATTTTGTTGTAGAACGCTTGGAGATAATCAAGTTGTAGATATAACCGATGAAAAATTCCGTGTAGGGCAACTTGCGAATTACTCATCTGTGGATATTTTACCACGAGGGACTTGTAATTTAGGTAAATCAACCGAAAGATGGAACTACGTTCATACTGATAATTTAGCAGTAGTTGATACTATCAATTCAGGGACTATTTTTAGTGGAACAATTAAAAATCAATCTTATAAGGGAACAGAAGATACACGATTTGCTGGGACAACTGCTTATGTAGATTTGCGTGGTGTAGATTATGATGTTGATGGTGAGGGGACAAACACACCACCAATCTATTTTAATACTGGATATAATGCTGTTTTCGGTGATTATAGTCTCACAAGAAAATCTATGATTATAGGGAGTGGAGTATCATTACCAACTGGTGAAACTAATTCATTTTCAAGAAATAATATCGTGTTTTGTGTTAATAATGATAGTGATAATACAATATCAGTATCTACGAGTGATGAACGTTTTAGAATAGGGCAAGTAGCAAATTACACATCTGTTAATATTTTACCACGAAATGCGAGTTGTGATTTGGGAAGTAGTGCTTCAAAATTTAACATCGTATATCCAACTAAGATTGATTTTTTGTCGTCATTAGGAGATAAAATTTTATTATATGGAACATCATATAAGATAGGAATGTCCCAAAATTCAATTGATTATACTACTGACAATACACACGCATTCAAAGTTGGAAACACACAGAAAATGAGAATTGCTGGAAATATTGTAGCATCTACAAATGTTATCCCAAATAGTGACAACACGTATGATTTAGGTAATTCCAATAACAAGTGGAAAGAAATTTATGCTGGAAATAATGTTATTAACACAAGTGATAGAACACAGAAAAAAGAAATAGATTATCAAAATATAGACCAATACGCAGATGAATTATTAAAATTAAAACCTTGCTCTTACAAGTTTATTGACGGGACGAGTAATAGACCGCATACAGGTTTAGTAGCACAAGATTTAGAAGGAACTATGTTTGAATTATCTGGTGCTTACATAAAAGATAGAAAAAAGAAAACAATAATAGAAGATGGTATTACAAAGGAAGTTGATGACGAAGGATTTAACTATGGATTGCGTTATGGTGAATTGATTAGTCCTATGTTAAGATTATTACAGAAACAACAGGAACAAATACAGAAACAAGAAGAACAAATACAGAAACAACAAGAACAAATAAATCAACTAATAAAAAAAGTTGAATTATTGGAAAAAGATGAACCTATTGATAATTTAAGTTTTATTTAATTTGATTGTTTAGTGAGTTTATTTACAAGAGTCACAACTCGTTTTACTTTACTTTCTAATTTAGTTATACGCTGACCTAATTCGTAATTTTCACTTTGTAATTTAGCAACCATATCAAATCCGTCGCTCTCACCATCACTATCACCATGATGATGCTTATTTTCTAATTTTTCTAATCTAACTAATATATCATCTAAATTAGTTTGATTATCATTATCATTACTGCTAATAACTTCTTCAACCGATTCCACGATATTAGCACCAGCACTAATAAGACGCTCTAATTTCATTATTCTTTCAAAAATACTACCAAACATATTATTATCTCGTGGGTCTTCTCTCGGCACTTCAACAACATTTACATCATCAGGTATGTTTGCTTTTCTATTCCGTGCTAATTCTTGAATTGATTTAATAATTAGTGGGATAAAATCTAAATAATTAACACCTAAATAACCATTTTCTCTCTCATGAACAATACCATATTCATCACTAAATAGGGTTTGTATCTGCTGGGCAATCATACCAAATCTAATCTTATTAGGGTGTGATTTATATCTATACATTTTTGTATCTATTTTCAAAATACTACCAAGAGCAGATGGAATCGGTTTTATATCTGTTTTCAATCTCTCATCTGATACTTGAATAGAATTGTTATGATAAATATTAGATATGAAAGCATTACGAAACCATCTATCACCACCTTCTGTATTATTTCCAGTATCACCAGCATCACTACCTAAATCTAATGTATCATTAGCATTAGGCACAATATTAACATAGGTTGTATGGTTGCTATTGTCTAATTCCAATTTTAGAGTACTTGTATCGTATCCAGGATAATTAGCAATATTTCCATCACCATCATAGGTGTCATACCCAACATAAAATCTTAATTTTTGTTTTTGCCACGCATCTCCAGAATAAAACCCAGATTCAATTTTCGCAGTTGCCCTTGGTTGAACATCAGCGTTTGCCACAAAAGTTCCCCAGTATGTTATACCAGATTTTAATCCAATTGTAGTATTAACTGGATTTTCCGCTTTCGGTTTTAAATTTAAATCTTGATTAACATTTTCTGCTAATTTTTCAATATTATCTACATAAATAGTGCTATAACCAAGTGGGGATTGGTTATTTGCGATGATCTGTATATCAGCGTCACTATTTAAACTTAATAGGGTATTTTGAGCATAGTAGGATATAGGTCGACTGATTGATTGGTTGTTGCTTTGTAATACGGCAACGCTGTCCTGTGTAATATTTAGGTCTTGTATATTTTGTAATCTACCACCTACCAACGCCGACGTTGTTGAATCGTTAAAAATATTCATTATAATATAGATTAATATTAAATTTTACAAATTAAAATAATGTTCTATAATATAATATAATATGACTACGTGGATACAAGCATTAAAAATATGGAATGATAAACGAGAAGGAAAATACATGATTCCTCGCAAAGGAACAGAAGAACACGCACAAGTAATGTCTATTATGAAAGGGCAACAAAACGGAAAGGGTTTACGTCAAGTAGGAGAAGGTCATTCTTATAATGGAAAACAAAAGGCATTTTTAAAAGCATTAGAAGGTGAGAAGAAATCAAGTAGAAAAAACAAAGCAAGGGACGCACGAGTAATGAGACGATATAAAAAAATAGTAAAGGGTGGTAATTTAGCAAAACTCGCAGTAGAAAACCCTGAATTATTATATAACCTAGGAAAACTTGCGTACAACGTCCAAGAAGCACCTAAATTAGAAGATGGGAAATTACAAGTTCCAAAAACACCACTAGAGAACCTATGGTCTTCTATATTCGGTTAATATAAACACATTTTACAAAATCCTAATATATTATGTTATTATAATGGATTACCTAACGAAAGTAGATTTACTATTTTTATTAGAAGAATTAGAAAATAGACGACAACGAAAATTAAAGATTATTAAAAAATACCACAATTCAAAGAAAGGACAGACCGCATTAAAACGAGCAACGCAAAAATACTATTCCAAAATAAAAACTCAAATATTCACGTGTACGTTATGTAATAAATCCGTTAAAATGCCCTGCCGATATAGTCATTTACGAAGTAAGAAGCACGTTCATTTATTAAGTAATTCAACTTAATATTAATAAGACTATTGCCTTATTAAGATTAAATCTAAATCTGTTTTGACTAACTTTTACAAAAGTTTTAACACACCAAAATATCGTCTTCACTACGGATTAACATTTCTTTTTTAAAATCATAGTAGAATGGTTTAAAAACCTTTTTACTAAATAGACTATACAACATTCCATTTTCATTTAAGATGTATTCGGTAATTCGTCTATCAAACCTATCTAAAATAATTCCTTTGTCGTTTTTAAATTCGTCTGGAACTCTATCGTCCATATAGTATCGGTGTGTACCACATTCTATCTTGTTTCTGTTGTAAATTTTCCCCTCGTATATTCCAAATTCCCAACTCGTGGATGCCGTATTATCCCATATTTGGACTTTTTTTAAATTGCTATAAGGTGGTATATTGGTGTTCTCCTTGAATATTTTAACGGAATATGTAAATGGTGTGTATTCCAATGTGGTTTGACTGATTTTTTCAAAAGTCGTTTGGTTTGCCTCTACAAATTTTTTATGTTTCTTGGTGGTTAAGTGCCTTGTCATATTAACAGGTTTTGCCCCACAAACACAAGTTCCATTTTTACCCACATTCGTAATTCGTAAAATTCTTAATATTTTACTTAACTCCGTCCGTATATCTTCCATAAAATCATAACAATCATTTACTTTACAGAATTCAATTAAATCGGTTAGTAAATCAATTAGAAAATCCTTGTCATGGATTGATGTCTTTTCTAAATTTACTTTTATGATATTATCCAGTTGTTTGAATTTACCGATGATTCTTGGTTGTTTTGTGTTGTTCGTTCTATAACAATTGTATATTTTATCAAGAGTTTCCATTTTATAATATAGTATATTGTCTAATCTTTAAGTAAAAGGTTTTTTTAAAAATAATATATTACCTTTTAACACTAAATCATTTTAGGTAAAAGACTAACGATATTTTACGAGTTTAACTCAATTCTCCTAATTTCTATTTAGTTAGTATTATTTTATTACTGAATTCTCCTTATTTTAAAAAAAGGTATTAGGTAAAAGGATATTTGCCCCAATTTTACAAAAGTATTTGAGATTTTTTTTCCCCACATACTTTTCATTTTTTGCCTTCAAAAACCCTTTACCTTTTTACCTTTTTAAAACCCTTACTACATTCTCCTTACTTTATACTATCTTTTACTTCTAACTTCCTTAACTTCCTAATTGTATTAATCTTTTACCTTTTTTAGATTATAGATTATAGATTATAGATTAACAACTTTTCAAAAAAGTTTATAAAACGATAATGTAAAACATATTTAAAAATTTGATTATATTCGTTTGAATAGTAGATATATTTTAGAAAGTTATAATATAATGAGTTTAGAAATACGCCCACTAAACAAGGTTGTTGAATTATTAAATGAGTATGCTTTTGATATAGTACAATCAAAATTAGTAGAGGATTTACGGATTCGTTTTGGTTATTATAATGTAGAAACCGACCGAGATGACATTATAATAAAATTAGGTTTTGAGAGTTCTTACGAGTTCTTTATCAACAATATTGATTATATTAGTGAAGAAACAGAAAACAGAGGATTTACGATTAATGATTTCAATATAGATGGTACAGATTTACAATTAAATGATTTTGTTGTGTTTAGTCCTATCTATAATTTTGATTTTAAGACCCAGTTTTTAGATCACGACCAGTTCTCAAACAAAAGGGAATATAAATCCTATATCATAGACCTATTGAAAGAATATGTATTTTAACTTTTCAAAAAAGTTTATAAAACGAATTAGTCAAAACATCTTAAATATATTCCTATAATAATATGAATAACATATTTCAAATCTTCTATCAGTTTGACAAACCATTAGAGGAGTTCCCCATATTTTTAAAATCAATAGAAAAGTGGAAGAACTATGTTAGTATTTACGGAGGAAATTACAAACTTTACCTACAAAGTGATTGTGAAAGAATAATAGACAATAGTAAATATGCGGATTTTTATTATAATTTACCCCTGTGGTCTAAAATGGAATTCATGCGTTATGTGATTATAGAACAAACCACAAACTCTATGTATATTGATTTGGATATTGTCCCTAACCACTACGAAAAGTTTAATGAACTACAACAAGGAAAATATCTATTTGGTATGTGGAACACAGGTGTCGGGGTGGTCGTCTTATCTAATAGTATTATTGGACTACGTGATAATTCAATCATTAGTGGATTTATTGAATATGCTATGAAACAACACGAACGTATGAATTTGATGCCGATTTACGGAACTTGGAAGATTAGAAAAATGAAACGTGGTGTGGGGGTGAATGCCTTCCAAAAGTATTTTAAAAAAGAATACTCAGTAAATACCGATTTGTCCTATTGTATAAAGGATTATGCCTGTAAATCGTGGTTAGTAGAAAAGAACAGAGATTTATTATATAACGTTTAGGATTTTACAATTTACCAAAGTAAGTCATAACACCCATACCACGACTAATATTACTTATTCCACAATCGCTATGTTTGAATAAAGGTGGATAGTGGAATTTTGTAATTAACTTTTGTTTTGATAATTGACTATCAATCGTGGTAAGTGTTTTAGCGGATTTCAATTTATCCACTATGTCTTGTGCGTGTTTCCATTTTGGAATGTAAATGCCCCACGTGCCTACGATGCGGAACTTATCCCAGTCTATTTCTTGAATCCCAGTTGTTAGTTGTAAATCGGTTTTCAGTTTCATAACCCATTCTTTATTTTTCTTTACGTAGTTCGTAGGGTGGTGGAATAACCCATTTACATAAATCGGTTCATTCCCTAATTGGTCTTTTGTAAAATCCCCTATTTGTAGGCAGTCGTCTTCCAGTATCAAAACATTATTTATCTTTTCACTAACTATTTTATCCAATAAACAAACATACGAAGTAAAACAACCTAATTTTCCATTTCGTGCTTTTTCCTGAATGTTTGTCCCGTATTTCATTTTGTCTTTTACCCAATCCGGACATTCATCCGCAGTCTTTCCAGTAAATAGATTATAGACATAGTTTAATCGGTCTTGTCGTTGTTTTCCAAGTTCATTATCCATAGATATAACAAAACGGCATATTCCATTTTTATCACATAGGTATTCCGTAGATTGTGGTTTGAAGGGTAATCGTTTTAATCTTATACTCGTGTTTCCATTTTTCTTTATTTTCACACCAGCAACATAGTCAGGGTATTTTTCTTTTAAATAATTTGCCGTGTATTGCTCGGTTAAAGATGTTCTACCTTGATATCCACCTTGTTTAGCATAGTATTCAACTTTTGCCGAGTATCGGTTGAAACGGACAATACCCCCTCGTGATTTGAAATTTAGAACGCATTTTTCAGCATCGGTACATTCACCTATAAAGATTTCTCCGTTAGGTAATTCAACCGGTATTTCTGTTAATTTAACTTCCTTGTTGTTTATACAAATACTTACTGGGTCCATAACGAGGGTCAATCCTAATTCTACTGGTTTTTTGCCTTTCATAAAATATGGATTAGGTACAGGATAAAATCCCCCATAGGTTAGGTTGTGGTTTTGTAATGTTTTAATAAGTTTATCTAATACTGATTTTAAATCTTCTACCTCTTGAAGTTTATTATCTACTAACTCGTAAAATCCGTGTATGTCATCGTTCATATACAGGTATATCTCACCTTCTTTGAAATAACTAACTATGAAATTATCAATTCCAGCAATCCCTTTTGATCCTAAAATCACTTTACATTTAGGGTATGCTTCGGTGTATTCATGAAGGTCTTTCTCGGTGGATACGAATATATGGACTTGTGATTCGTCTAATCCATATTTTAGAATGATTTTGGAATAAGTTAACTTAAATAACTTCTTAACCCTATCCATTGATTTAATAACAATTTTAAAATTCATATTAGTATAGTGCGAGAAATTAATCTTCTAACCTTTCTTTAAATTCGTTTTGACTAACTTTTTCTAAAAGTTCTCGTATTAGGTCTAATGGAATTCTATATCTTTCTAATCTATTACTACCACCCCCAACTGAATTAGTATTTTTTAAATGTTTAGTCCATTTTTTATCCCGTGCTATTTTTCTTTTTTGTTTCGTATCACATAAGACGATATTTCCGTTTTCATCTTTAAAATACCCCTTATTAAAAACACTTGTTTTATGTTTTTTAGTATCCATATTTTCGCAGTCATTTTTACAAATTTTAGGGGTTATAGGGATATTAGTCAAGAATATCGTAGGTTTCTTATATCCAAATTTACTATATTTACAATAGTCAAAAAGTAGATATTGATTATCGTTAAATTGTGGATATGTCTGTTTTATATATTTCCACATTTTACTCGTTTTTGGATTTTCTACCCAAAAATATTTAGGTTTAAAATACTCTATAATTTCAAAAACCTTATCTACTAATGGTTTTCCGTATGTGTCTATATCTCTTTGTAATGTTTCTTTTGATACGATTTCCGTTGAATTTTTAAACTTTCTACCAATCCAACAATTTCTAATAACAGACCACATACAACACACTGGACTTGCTGTTATAATATCAAAATCACCAACATTAAACTCCTTATAATCCCAAGTCAATATATCTTTTTTAATATGAAAGGGTGATGTATAATCTTTATAGATTTTAGAATTTTCTCCTAAATCTCTATCAAGAGATACAATATCATAACCGAATTCCTTTGCTACTACACCGATAGAATGAGTACCACTGAATAACTCTAATATACGCATTATAATAAAACGAGATAATAATTTGTATAATCTTATCTCGTTTTAATTCGTTCTTTAAATGTGTTTTGATTCACTTTTACAAAAGTGTTTATAGATATACCGAGATTATAATTTAATAAATGAAACCACAAAACGGACGAACGTGTGAAGTATGTACCTTATATGTTAGTAAGGATATAAAACTCTATAACGTTCATCTACAAAGTCAAAGGTGTAGAGTGTGGAAAAAGAAATTCCATTCAACACGGAAACGGAATCCACATTTTGTAGGATATAGTAAGTTATTGCCTCCTGAAAATGATAAAAATATATGGATACGTTATAACGATATTCAAAATAAGGAAATATATAATGCTGTTAAGACTTTTCAAAAAAATCAGTCAAAACAAATTAAATAAATTTGATTAATATGTTTAGTTTTATTTTTACTTAAAGATAAAACTAACTATATAATATATAAATATGGAGCAGTTTAATAATACTTTAACAAGTCGTGGATTAAAACCCAGTTCAATTAAAACATACAACTCTAATTTAAATAAATTAATTAAAGACGTTGGTTTTACATTTACTGGTCCGGATTCAATTAAGTCTAATTTAGATAAAATTTTAGAGTTGATTGAAACCAAAAAAACAAGTGTTAAGAAAAATTATTTAGCGGTGTTGTTGGTTATTCTTTCACCTAAAAAGAAGTTTCCACTACCGGAATACAAGAAAGAATATGATTTATTAAACACGATGATTATTAATCTAAATAATGAGTATTCCAAAACGTTAAAGGATAAGCAGTTAAAACCTGCTGATTTACAAAATGTTATTTCGTTAGAGGAAGTTACACAACAGCGGGATAATCAAACTGCGTTAATTTTAACGAGATTTAAAAAAAACCATAAACTAAATGATAGTGATTTAAGAGTGATACAGGATATTTTCATATTCGGTTTATACACGTATCTACCACCACGCAGGTTAATTTATGCCTCTTGTTTAAAAATGGAACAAGAAGATTACAAAAAATTAACAGACTACTCAAAAGATAATAATGTAATTTTAGTTCATACAAAAGCGAAAGTTCCTAAATTTATTCATTTTGGACGGAACGCAACAAAAAGCAAAACAGACGACCACGTAATCGTACCAATCACGAACCCGCAACATAAAAAATTATGTAAGTTGTGGTTGTCGGTGAATACTACACCACATTTACTATTACAAACGGATATGAAAACTAAACTAACGGAAAACGGACTATCCAAGAGATTTAAATCAATCTTCAATCTATTATTTAAAAAGGATATTGGAATTGTATTGTTTAGAAAGTTATTCATTAGTCAAACGATCACGGCAGATTTGTCGGTAGAACAGCAGGAGTTAATTGCGAAACAGATGGGTCATACAACCGGAGTTCAAATGTCTGTCTATCATAAGGAACTACCAAAGGAGAAGACGGAAAAGAAGATTAAATTTAAAATCAAAAAGTAATTGATTAACTAACTCATTATTTTTTTAACATTATATTATTATAATGCTAAAAAAAGTCGGTGTAAAGTGTACCTGCGGTTCAGTTGTTGCTGGTGAATATTTAGAAAAACATCAACAGACAAGATTACATTTTAGACGATTAGAACGGAAGACGAATGATGTGTTTAAAAGAGTTGTAGGCGTTCAAAAAGTTTATTTTTAATATAAACCTATTATATAGAATGATTACATACGAAAACGGATTTATTTATAAAATAGAACATATAGACAATCCTACTATAAAATATATAGGTTCAACACACGATTTTAGAAAACGATGCGAATCACATTACAATACTAACATTCTAACGAACAGAAGGAAATTATACCGAACCATAACGGAATGTGGTGGGTGGGAACAATTTAAAATTCAAATAATAGATTTATACCATAATATAAATAGAAGTCAATTGTTAAAAATTGAGGGGATTTATCAAAAGCAATTTAAATCTCCTTTGAATATGAGGGTCGCCGGTCGTTCTAACCAGGAATATGTTAATGATAATATCGAATATTTACGAAAACATAGAAATCGTGAAATCGTTTGTGAGTGTGGAGTTGTATCACGTTATAAGAATTTAAGTCGGCATAGAAGAAGTAAAAATCACAGCACAAGAATGACTGAACTATTGACTGATGGTTTGTAAAAATCCGTAATCTTTGTTAGTTTTGTTTTTGGTTTTGGTTTTTGTTTTTTCATAGTTATATAAAGTTGGTGTTTTTTGGTTTTAAGGTGTTGAGATTTATGACCGGTCGTATATTTACCACCACAGATACAGGTATGTTTTTGATTTTTGTATTCATTTATTTTATCTCGATTGTCGATATAATATTGTGATTTTCGTTCTTTTATACTCTCTTTATTCTCAAGATAATATTGCTTACTAATTTCATTTAATCTATCACTATTATCCATTCTATATTCCTTTCTGCTTCTACCTGCTATATTTTTATTCACACATTCCATTTTTCTAATGTATTGTCCTTCCACAGCATCTAACTCGGTTTTAGAATTACAAGGATTTAAAATGACTAACTCGATATAAGCATCGTCATATTTTAAAATTTCAAAACTGCTAACAAAATTACCAGTTCCTTTTTTATAACATTTGAAATCCTTGCGATGACCTTTCATTCTATCTGCTAATGTTTGAGTTGTGCTACCAACATATACATTATCAGTTTGATAAGACCTAATAGTATAGATTTTCCCGTTTAAATAGTTAGGCATTCTATATTGTTATAGTGTGGTGTTTTTAAGTGTTTAAAGGTTCTTTAAATAATCTATCTAACTTCTCTAATGGATAGACTTAACGATACATTTTCATTATTCAAATCCAGTAAATTTCCCGATTGGTCGGTTATACTAAAACGGATAGTGTTTATATGACCGGCAACCGATACTGGTAAATATAACGGAAAGGCAATAGTTTCCGCTATGTTACTTCCAGGACCTACCTTTGGAGTTATAAAGTGTAAAGCAGTGGTACTGCTATTATTCGTTATATTTTTAGAAGCATCCAATATAGAACAATTGATTAACAACGCATCAACCGAGTTAGAAATGTTCGCCGGACTCTGTCCTGATGTAATTCCAACTACATTATAAAGTAATGGGTCTAAACCAAATAATTTATTAAACGTATTAGCAATTGTAAAATCAACACTAAAACCAGTTTCCAATTCCAAATCTACCCGTAGAGTATTATAATTACCAGTAAATTTTATACCAGTTGGACTATCACTAATAGGAATTTGAGTTTTAATATAGTTGGAGAGATCACTCACGCCGTAATTACCATTAGGTATGGTTATAGTCTGTGTTCCAGTTGGACTTGTAAATTTAAATTGATTGTTTGAATTAGTAATATTATACCACGAGTACCATAATGAATATGAGAGCAAAGCACAACTATAACGCTTATCAGGATTTAAATTTAATTTATCAGTTCGAAAAGTAAAATCATGGGTTGTATTTACATTTTCCAATCCATTAGTAGAAACATTTAACAAAATTGAATCGGTCATTATAATATAGTATTATAATAAAATGTTGAATGATATTTTATTTCCAATCCACTCACTATCTAATATAGATATAGAACAGATATTAGATATTTATAAAGTGAAAGGTAAAGTGATAGCACGTGATATGATTCCTAAAAAAATTCCAATTAATAGTTGTTTAGTAATTAACCTTGACGATTCGTCCGGTGGTGGTACACACTGGGTTTGTTTATGTAATAGTAAGAAATCAAAACGAATTTTATATTATGACCCCTTTGGAATAGACTATCCACCACAGGAAGTTTTAGAAATGAAAACTAAAAAGGGTATAGTTGCGAACAACTCACAACACCAGCACATAGATAGTATTTTATGTGGATACTATTGTTTAAAAGTAATAAAATCAATATTCGTGGATGAAATGAATTATTTGGATACGATGCGACAATTTACCGACAATCCTTCTTTTCATAATAAGGATATAGCGGATAATTTGGAACTTTAAAAAAAGTCCATAAATATAAAATATTATTATAAGTTATAATGAATAATACAACTTCAATTGGAATGGATAGTGGTAATGCTATAAATTTGATGGGAACTAATTATGATTTAGAACTCGTATCTGTTATAGAGGGTGCTGCGAGTTTTGTTGCTACAATGATTATTCTATTTCGTGTTATGGACTTTGGTTCATTTTTTAAATCCATACGTGATAGAAGACAAAAACAAAGAAAAGAGCGTGAATTAAAAGAAATGGAACGAGTTAGGAAAATTATAAACTCGGTAAAAAACCACGAAGATGTAAATCTAAATGATTTATTGAGTGATGATAATGAAGATACGGAACAACCTAATGATGCCGGTGTGATGCGGATTGCTCGTAAGAAGCAACCTAATAATAATGTCGTATGAACTACACAAATTAACAGGGATTTACTATTTTTAGATAGTATGCGGTTTATGAGATAAAAAACAAAATATTCATTATTAATATTTTGTTTTTTTATAATATAATGCGAACTAATTATTACAAAAATAATGAATCACGCTATTTGTCCGGAACTGGGAAAAAATACAAAATTGTAACACACGGAGAAGGATTAGGAGACATCTATAAATGGGGTTCTAAAACTATTAAAAAACTAATGGGAAATAAATCACTTCAAAAAATAGGTAATTTTCTTTTAGACCAAGCGAAACAAAGTGGAGAAGTACTTTTAAAAGAGGCAAAAACGCAAGGAAAACGAGTATTACGTGAAAGTGGTAAGGAACTCGCTGATATTGCTGTTTCAAGTGCTAAAACTTTATTAGACGATATAGCAGAAGGTAAAAATGTAGAACAAAGTATAAAAACAAACGTTAGAAAAACCAAAGAACGAGTAGGGACAAAAGTTAAAGAACTATCCAAGAAAGAACAGCAGATTGCTAAACGTAGAGCAAGGGAGATTTTAGAAAGTGAAAGAAGACGTTTAACAGGTGAAGCAAAAAAACTTATAGAAGAAGAAACAGAAGAACGTTCCATTTTTGATTTATTAGATAATTTTGAAGGTGATGGACTAACTCGTATAGGAATGACACGACGAGGTAAAGGATTACGGCAGGTTGGAACTGGGAAAAAACGTGGTCGTCCTCGTAAAAAAAAATAATAAAATAAATTTATTTTAAAATTTATTTGTATTACTATATTATAATGTCTGTTGTTCCACAAGAATTCAAAATTGATGCCCGTCCTGTGAAATTACTAACTAGTGCCGAGTATCAAATGGCGGAAGTTCGTGCCGACGATACTGAAACTAAAAATCTAACTAATATTCGTATCCAATTAAAAGATGTATCCACTTTTACTAATTTATATCATGGATATTTAGAACTGCGACTCCGTCTTCGTCGAGATGGTGTATCACCGGAAGCACCTTTTGCTGCTAATGCTAATGCTGCTATTGTAAATGGGGCGAATTCGTTATTTAGTCGTTGCGTCCTACGAGTTCAAAACCAAATTGTAGAAACTCTTGACGAGCAACACTTAACTTATATGATTAAATCACTTTTACATTATAGCGAGGATTTTGCTCGTTCCTCCGGTTCAAATGAATTTTATTTTAAAGATACTGGTGATTTAGGAGCAAGTGCCAATTCTATTAGAGAACTTGATATTACATTTGTGAATGCCGGTACTCCTGGTGATGGTATTCAAGCGGTTGCTTCTAATCCATTATACAATAAGGGTTTTGTTGAACGCAAGGCACGGACAAATTCCTCTGATGGAGTTGCGTTTAAAACGATTACTTGTATAATTCCCCTTGCTTCTCTGTTCGGTTTTTGTTCTATTGACCGAGTAATGAGTGGAAACCAAATTGCGATTGAACTAACTAAATCCGGTCAAGAACATCATATCCATAGTTCCGCTGGGAATGGTTTTGTTGCTCTCGATAAAGTTTCTATGTGGTTGCCGAGGATATTACCGAATACTGAAGTTGAACTCGGTCTTAAATCAGCACTTGGTGGTGGTGTAGTGAGTGATTATCATTTCCCAACCTATAACTCTTATGTGAGTTCCAATCTACCCAGCAACGCTGGTTCAAATGTATACAAGGTTTTAACTCAAAGCGAGAAAATTCTCCACGCCTTCGTTATGCTTCGTAAATCCATAGCAACACAAGCAGATATTAAATGTTTAACTCGTGATGAAATTTCCACCTTAGAAGTTCGTCTCAACGGAAAAACGTATCCGTCACGTAGGTACGATAATTTAAAAACGGAAGAGGGCAAAGCAAGAGCATACTACGAACTACTTAATTATATGAATCGTGGTGATGATTTCTCCTCAGGTATACAATTATCTTTTGAAGAGTTTAAAACTCGTTCTATTTATTCTTTTGATTTATCTAACCAACCTGAAAATTGGAGTAAATCACCCTCTACATTAGAAGTAGTAGGTTCTCTTGAAGCGTCTAACAACGCAGAAGACCGCCAGTGGGTAGTGTGTGTTGTTAGTGAAAGAGGAGTACAGATTTCGTATAGCGGTTCCCAACCTGTTGTTTCTATTATGTAAAACTTTTCAAAAAAGTTAGTCAAAACGAATTAGGAAATACATAAACATATAGGAATATAAACCAGTGTATAGAACCGATATGTGCGTTTTGTTTTAATTAAAGAAATGATGTTATAGATTAGTAATGATACGAGCAGAAGACGATTATTATAAAAATTTAGTAAAGGAATATGAGATGAAAGAAAAGAAAAAAAGAGAAACATTTAAGAAATGGAGAATAAAGAATTTAGAAAAACACCGAGCATATATGCGAGATTATCACCGCAGGGGTAAAATTCCACCGATACAAAACACAACAGAGAAATCAACCACTTTTAAAAAAGTGAATCAAAACACATTTGTAAAAGTTAATATACGGACATTATTAACATTTGATTAAGAGATTTTAATATATTCTTTATAATATGGTTAAATACTATAAAGACTATAACGAGTATAAACACGTTGGGTTTAGAAAATCCACGAGAAATGGAAAGAAGTATGATGCTATATTAGAACATAAGAAAACGAAAGTTAAAAAATACATACCTTTTGGTGCGATTCCATACCAGCAATATAAGGATAGTACAGGACTAAACCTATATAGTGATTTAGATCATTTAGACGATAAACGACGGAAATTATATAGAGCAAGGCACGGGGCAAGGGGTTATGAAAAGGTGAAATACTCCCCAGCATATTTCAGTTTTAATTTTTTATGGTAATACAAACTTCTTAATAAAATATCTATGTTAATATAATGAATAACGAGTTAGAAGATTTATTTAATGTAGTTAGGACTTATAAGATTAGGTCAAACACTCACCGACCGAATGTAAGTGGATTGAAAGAGATTAGACAATATGGAAAATATATAGGAACTGATAAATGGTGTCATGTAGGAAATCCAATTAAGTCACAGAACTTCGGTTTAGTTCGTAAATTTAAAAAAGCAGGACTTCACGCAAGTAATAACAATACACATTATCCGGAAATATACGAAGCACTACAAAAGATTATTAAGATATTAGACCCATTTTTTAAATATCAAACTATAACGATTAACAAGAATGTAAAAGCACTTCCGCATAGAGTTAGGAACAATTCAGGGACATCATTAATAATTGGATTTGGGGACTATACAGGTGGTGGATTGTACGTAGAACAAAACGACGGAAATTTTAAACTACATGATATAAATAGGACACCTTTATATTTTG